AGCACGTAGATAATGCGTATATTTGAAGTTGACGACTCAGCATCGGCAACTCCAAGTCCAAGTCAATTGATGGGACTGGTTTCTTTTTTGGCTGGCCGGTCAAATGATACCAGTGCTCGAAAAGAAATCAGCCAAGATGCATTCGTAAGTTTGGCACAAAGTCTAAACATCAATGTAAACAGACAAAATCTTGGCGACTTGATTGCACAACCACCACTGAGCAACATGCTGGAACCACTGGATCCCAACTCTGGTGTGATCACATTCAAAGGCGGCGAAGAAACTGATCCTGCCATGCCAGTGAACCGAGCACAAGACATAGTGGCAGCAGCAGCCAAGTCGGCCATGAACAAAAAACGAGTTGGTTAGTCCAGAACTATTGCTCTTTGTGAGTAAATACCTTATAATATAACATAAGGAAACACAATGGCCTATTCAGACAAAGTAATTGATCACTACGAGCATCCACGCAATGTGGGCAGCTTTGACAAAAACGATGACAGCATCGGAACTGGTATGGTAGGCGCACCCGCTTGCGGTGATGTAATGAAATTGCAGATAAAGGTAGTAGATGGAATCATCCAAGACGCCAAGTTTAAAACGTATGGTTGCGGCTCAGCGATTGCGTCAAGTTCGCTTGTTACTGAATGGGTCAAAGGACGCACACTTGACCAGGCAGCGGCGATCAAAAATAGCGAAATTGCTTCTGAGCTTGCCCTCCCTCCAGTTAAGATTCATTGTTCAATACTTGCAGAAGATGCGATCAAAGCGGCAGTAGCAGATTATCGTAGTAGACATGATCTCGTTCACTGAAACAGCTGATAAAAAAATCCAACGACTACTGGAAAAACGCGGAGGAATTGGTATAAAATTGGGCGTGAAAACTACTGGTTGCTCAGGACTAGCTTATGTGTTAGAATACATAGATGCTTATCCACCAGATCTTGACAGCGTGATCAACTATGCACAATCAAAATTTGCTGTGATAGTGGACAAAAAACACGAAGTATATCTTGACGGAATGACTATAGACTATGTACGTCAAGGGCTCAACGAGGGATTCGAATTCTCCAATCCCAATGAGCGTGATCGCTGTGGATGCGGTATATCATTTAGAGTTTAACTTGTACAATCCAAAATTTAACTATCAACCCATACCCCGAGTCACAATAGAAGGCAAACGATTCTATGCCACACCAGATGGCAACAACTTGCCAAGTGTGACTACTATTCTTGACAAGACCAAAAGTGAAGCCAGCAAGGCAGCACTACACAATTGGCGCCGTGCTGTGGGTGTAGAAAAAGCACAGCAAATCACCACAGAAGCTGCCAATCGTGGCACACGTATGCACACGTATCTTGAAGATTATGTCAAAACAGGTGCCATAAAGGAACGCGGATCAAATCCATTCAGTTGGTCAAGCCACGAGATGGCCAAGACTGTGATTGCTGAGGGATTGAAAAATGTGAATGAATTTTGGGGTATTGAAGTTCCGCTGTATTTTCCAAAGATCTACGCAGGCACTACAGATGGTGCTGGTATACATCTCGACGAAGAATCAATTCTGGATTACAAGCAGACCAACAAGCCCAAAAAGCGTGAATGGATTGACGATTATTTTGTGCAGCTCTGTGCTTATGCAGAAGCACACAACGAACTGCATGGTACAAAAATACGCAAGGGCGTGATCTTGATGTGTGTCAAGCCCGATCTTGATGCTGATCATAATCTCGTCAGCCGGCCACAATATCAAGAGTTTGTGTTAGAGGGCTCAGAATACGATCGATATTGTGATCAGTGGTGGCGCAAAGTAGAAGAATACTACACCAAATACATATAGTTGCCCTGGCCCTTGCAGGCTAAATATGTGATACCTCAAGGAATCACATCGTGGCAATTGTACAAATTTCAAGAATCACCCAACGAAAAGGTCTAACCTCTGACCTACCACAACCGCTGGCCGGTGCAGAATTTGGCTGGGCCACAGACGAACGCCGATTGTTTATAGGAAACGGAACCATTGAAGATGGCGCTCCTATCATTGGAAATACTGAAGTATTAACAGAATTTTCTGACGTACTATCTTTTACTACTGCTTACACTTATCAAGGTGCTGCTGCTGGATATTCGGTACAAACTGGGCCCAGCACCAGTTCTCCAGAATCACAAAGCATCCAGGCACGTCTCGACAGCTATGCAGTGATCACTGACTTTGGCGCAATGGGCGACGGAGTCACAGATGATACTGCCGCCATTAACCGTGCTCTTTATCAATTGTATTGCCGAGAATCTAACACTGCTGTCCGCCGCAGTTTGTTTTTTCCAGCCGGCATATACATTGTGACAGATACTATTGCTGTTCCACCTTATGCATTGTTGTATGGTGAAGGTTCCAATTCCAGTATTATTAAATTCTCTGTACTGCCGTGGACCAGTTCTGCTGCTTATCCAGCAGGAGTGTTGGTCAGTAACGCAGGTAGTTTTTATCGATCAAACTTTGATGTACCTGCAGGTATCAGTCTTGGTAGCATAACTTCCGGCGGACAATACTATTGGGGAGATATCAACACTGGCGCTGCAACAACATTGCCTGCTAGTGCTGCAAGCACTGCTGACAGTTTGCAACAGATAGGTGTTAGTGTAGGTTCCAATGGCGCTACCACACCGCAGTACATTACCATTCGAGACATGTCCTTTGCAACCGACCAAGCAAATGACCCATTCCTTTGGCAAAATGCACAACAGTGCTCGGCCACCGGAGTTACATTTTCGGGTACAGGAACCACCAGTACTCTCACTACTTTTGCTGCCGGTACTCATGCAGTAAATTTTGCCGGTGCCTCTCCAGCATGTAAAAATATCATCATGGACACTTGCAAATTTACCGGCTGCACATACGCTACCTACACCAGTGCAACTATTCAGGGTATTACCTACAGCAACAGTACATTTGATACATTGTATCAAGGATTGTATTTTAGTACCAATGCCACTGGCGTGCGTATAGTACAAAATACGTTTGACAATATTTACATAGAAGGTGTGGTGTTTAATGGTTGTTCATTGAATGCCAGTGCATACAACACATTTTATGATGTGGGAAATCATTTTGCCGGAATTGGTTCTCCGGCTAGTAATATAATTGTAATTTCTGGCGACAACAACATCAGTGTGGGTGACATGTTTACTCGTACCACTGCCAATAGTTCTACATACGCTCGAATCCTACTGCTTAACACCAATAGCACTGCAATGAGCATGAACAATCGTGGTATTATATATTATGTTAGTAATGCGCCCAGCAACAGTATAGCAAATCAACTGGCACAAGGAACGTATGCACGGGATAATGGTATCAACGACACATTGACCAACAACTCCACTGCTACATTGTTTATAGTTGATACTAGTATTATGAAATCATTTAAAATGGATTATACTATCACACGAGATATTTTTGCCAGAAACGGCCAACTTACTGTGGTATACGGTGCCGGCGGCGGATTTGGTTACACAGATGATTATATAGAAAATGGTATCACTGGTATTACATTGAGTGCAGCAGAAGCCTCGGCAGGCGGAAATATCACTGTGAGCTACTCATCAACCAACTCTGGGTATGCAGGCAATATCAAATACAGTGTGACACATTTGAATTGATGTGGTTTCCTACCTTCGCACAGCGGCTTGAAAGTTGGCAACAACTCAGGCAAATGGTTCAATCCCAGTCTGCACCTGCAGCAGCGGAGGCTGTGAATCAATGGTGGTTTCGTGCACCTTGGTCGGCATATCATCTGCATTGGGATGATCAACTGAGCTGGCCCGATCCTTGGCAATTATTGAGCGATAACATGTATTGTCCGGTTGCTCGCGGCCTGGGAATACTGTATACTATAGCTATGATAGACCACCCAGAATTGCAAGATGCAGTTTTGACCGACACCGGAACTGATAATTTAGTCCTGATTGCCAATAAGAAATATATATTGAATTGGGACCAGTCTCGCGTGTTAAATATTGATCCAGGACCATATCAGGTCCGACACAGCTTGACTCAACAACAAGTACAACAACAAACAAGGTAGCAATGAAAATTACAACAGTACAAAAGCGTGATGGCACGCGAGAGCCATTGGCTTTAGAAAAATGGCAGGCACAAATAGCCAAAGTATGTTCAGGCATAGCAGATGTTAGTCAAAGCATGGTGGAAATCAAAGCCCAAATGCATTTTTATGATGGCATAAGCACACGAGAAATTGATGGAGTCACACTCAGGGCCATTGTGGATCTGATTGATGTAGAATCAAATCCCGACGTGGGACACACCAACTATCAATACGTGGCAGGCAAGCAACGACTCAGCATGCTGCGTAAGGATGTTTATGGCGACTATCAACCTCCTCACTTGTATGAGGTTGTGAAGAAGAATGTCACAACTGGTCTCTACACTCCTGAACTGTTGGAATGGTACACAGAAGATGACTGGAACCGCATGCAGGACATGATTGATCATTCTAAAGACGAAACTCTCAGCTATGCTGCAATTGAACAGCTGATTGAAAAGTATCTAGTAAAGAATCGCAGTACCAAGGAAACATATGAAACTCCACAAATTCGATATATGGTTGCGGCCGCTACTGTATTTCACAAAGAAGAACCGAACAGCGCGAGAATGCGCTACATCAAAGAATACTACAATGCTGCTAGTGATGGTCTTTTTACATTGGCTACCCCTGTGCTGGCTGGCTTGGGAACTCCAACCAAGCAATTTAGTAGTTGTGTGCTTATTCGTAGTGACGATGATTTGGACAGTATCTTTGCTTCAGGAGAGATGATGGCAAAGTATGCTAGCAAACGTGCTGGCATTGGACTAGAAATTGGTAGACTACGCCCTCTAGGTAGTCCTATTCGCGGCGGAGAAATCATGCATACAGGCATGATACCATTCTTAAAGAAATGGTTTGGTGATTTAAGAAGTTGCAGTCAAGGAGGTATTCGCAATGCAAGTGCTACAGTATTTTATCCTATTTGGCACCATCAGTTTGACGATCTTATCGTTCTTAAAAACAATCAAGGAACTGAAGAAACCCGTGTGCGGCACATGGACTACGGGGTCGTCCTGTCAGCATTGTTCTGGCGCAGGTTCAAAAACAAAGAAAACATCACCTTCTTTGACCCAAACGAAGTTCCCGATTTATATGAAGCCTTCTATAGCAACACAGAGTTGTTCGAAGAACTCTACACCAAATACGAAAAACGAAAAGACTTAAGAAAAAAGACAATGAGTGCCGAAGAGGTATTCAAAAGTGGAATACTAAAAGAACGCACCGACACAGGTCGTATCTATTTGGTATTCATTGATAATGTTATGAAACAAGGGCCATTTGACCCAGAGTATCATACAATTTACCAGAGTAACTTATGCTGTGAAATACTACTACCAACAAAATCATTCAAACGACTTGACGATCCAGAAGGGCGCATTGCACTGTGTACGTTGGGAAGCGTCAATTGGGGAGCATTCCGTAATCCAGAAGATATGCGGCGCGCTAGCAGGATTCTACATAGGAGTCTTAACAATATACTGGATTACCAAGACTTTCTCTCCATTCAGTCTAAACTAAGCAACGATGAAATTCGCCCACTAGGCATTGGCGTCACTAACCTAGCTTACTGGCATGCCAAGCGTGGATTGAAATATGGCGAAAAAGATGCACTAGCTGAAGTTAAAACTTGGATGGAACATTTGTCATTCTATCTCACAGAAGCCTCAGTGGAACTGGCACAAGAACGTGGTAAATGTCTAGGCAGTGATCAAACTCGATACGGACAAGGCGTGTTTCCTTGGGAACTACGTGCCCAAGGTGTTAACGAACTAACCAACTTTGATCCTGAATTGGATTGGGAAACCTTACGTACCAATATGAAACAACATGGTGTGCGTAATGCCACACAAATGGCCATTGCACCAGTTGAGAGCAGCAGTGTGGTTATCAACAGTACCAATGGCATTGAAATGCCCATGAGTCTGATCAGTGTGAAAGAATCCAAAGCAGGCAGTCTAACACAAGTGGTTCCTGAATACCACAAACTAAAGAACCGATATCAATTGATGTGGGAACAAAAAGACTGTGATGGTTACTTGAAAACAGCAGCAGTATTAGCAGCTTATGTAGATCAGGCTATATCTGTAAATACTTTTTATAACCCAAAACATTTTCCTGACAGAAAAGTTCCAACTACGTTAATAGCAAAGAACTTGATGCAGGCACATTACTTTGGTATCAAGACCTTTTATTATTCACTTATTAATAAGGCTGGTAGCAAATCAGATGATGAAATTCCACCTGATATGCCACTTGAACCTATTAACTTTGATGACGAGGAGGGGTGTGAATCGTGCAAGCTCTAGTGAATACTATTCCTGCTTACGTCTATTACATTAAGCATATACCATCTGGAAAGTTTTACTACGGATCCAGGTATAAGCATATAGAAAAAAATGTTCAGCCAGCCAAAGATTTATGGAATACATATTTTAGTTCTTCAAAAGAGATAGCAAGACTACGAGAATCAACCGGTGATAATTCTTTCGAATATACTATTATTTTTACAGATACCGATACAGATAAGTGTTTTGATTACGAGCAAACTCTAATCAAAGAAAATATTAAAGATCCGCTGTGTATTAATAAACGCTATTTTGATTCCGATAAAGGTACAGGGGTATTTTCTATATTTGGTAAAACCTTGTCATCAAAAGGTAAATCAAAAAGTGAAGAAACTAAACAACATATGCGTAAACCTAAATCGGCAGAACACCGACGAGCAATAAGTGAAACACAAAAAGCAAACGGCGGCAACGGCCCTGCCGCGCATACAAACGAATCAAAAAATAAAATAAGAGAGGCAATGAAATTATTGCCTAGAGAAAATAAAATTTGCCCTCATTGTAATAAAGAGGGCGGATTTTTATCGATGAGCCGCTGGCACTTTGATAACTGTAAATTAAAGGAAATATAATGAGTAAAACACAGTACGACCTGTCTAGGCCAACTAACTATTTAAAACGAACAATGTTTCTGGACCCGGCTGGTCCGGTAACAGTTCAGAGATTTGAGGAATTTAAGTATCCTAAAATAGCAAATTTTGAACAACAACAGCGCGGATTTTTTTGGATACCAGAAGAGATCAGTTTAACTAAAGATAGCAATGACTTTAAGGATGCAAGTGATGCAGTGAAGCACATCTTCACTAGCAATTTACTGCGCCAAACAGCACTAGATAGTATACAAGGTCGTGCTCCTGTGCAGATATTTAGCCCGGTAGTAAGTCTGCCAGAATTGGAATCTCTGGTATTAATATGGTCGATGTTCGAAACTAACATTCACAGCAAGAGTTATAGTCATATCATTCGTAACATCTACAATGTGCCAAAGGATGTGTTCAACACCATACACGACACACAAGAGATTATTGACATGGCAAGTAGCGTGGGCAACTACTATGAAAAACTGCACCAATTAAATTGCTTCAAAGAGATCAGTCCAGGAACTGTGTCGGAAGAAAGTCATATCAAGGCCATCTGGATGGCATTGCATGCCAGCTATGCATTGGAAGCATTCAGATTCATGGTATCATTTGCCACAAGTTTGGCCATGGTTGAAAACAAGATCTTCATAGGCAATGGCAACATCATCAGCTTGATTCTTCAAGACGAACTGTTGCACAAAGGCTGGACAGCATACATCATCAATCAAGTGATCAAAGAAGACAGCCGTTTTGCAGCAATCAAACAAGAATGCGAAGCTGAAGTTTATCAATTGTATGTGGATGTGATCCGTGAAGAAAAAGCCTGGGCCGACTACTTGTTCAACAAAGGACCAGTGATTGGATTGAATGCAGCCGTGCTCAAAGACTTTGTAGACTACACCGCAGTGGCAGCATTGAAAGAAATTGGTATCAAGTATCAAAGCAATGCACCCAAGAGCACACCTATTCCGTGGTTCAACAAACATGTGGACACTAGTAAGAAACAAACTGCACTGCAAGAGAACGAATCGACTAATTATGTTATCGGAGTTATGAGTGACAGCATTGACTACGATCAATTACCCAATTTATAAGGAAAATATGAAAGCAATAGTATGGTCCAAGGACCAATGCCCTTACTGCGATCAAGCCAAAGCACTGTTAGCATCACGCAACATCGAATTTGAAGAACGCAACGTGAGCCGAGATTGGACACGTGAACAACTATTAGAAGCAGTACCAAATGCTCGCACCGTGCCACAGATCTTCTTGGATGAAGAACTAGTAGGAGGGTTCAATGAACTCAGAAAACGTCTTACCACAGAAAGTTTAAAATGAAATTATCCGTCAGTACAGGTCAAGTTTATACCTTTAAATTGAACTCAGGAGAAGAACTCATTGCCAAAGTATCAGACACATCATCTGATGATTGGATCAGCATTGAGCACCCGGTGAGTGTGGCACCCGGCCCTCAAGGCATGGGACTTGTGCCCAGTTTGTTCACAGCCGACCCTGACGAAAAACTACGGCTAAATACTGCCAGTATAAGCCTTTATGCACTGACCGATGACCCAGTCAAAATGAAGTACATCGAAGCAACCACAGGTATCAAAGTACCGGATAAAAAAATCATACTAGGATAACATGCCAGCAGTACAACGTGTAGGAGACAGCAATTCCGCCGGGGGAATAATCACCAGTGGATACAATCCTGTACGAATCAACAATCGTGTTGTGTCTGTGGATGGCAGCCCAGTTAGCCCTCATACTCCGTATCGTAGCCCGCATACCAGTCCTGTTACCACCAGTGGTGTTGGCTCTGTCAAAGCTGGCGGCATTCCGATCAATGTGGCTGGCAATCCAGACAGTTGCGGACATCCTAGAGTTGGCGGCAGTGAAACTGTAAGTATTGGTTAAAATGGCCACCAGCATTCTAACCCCGCTACAACTCACTGCATCTGCAGCCTTGTTAAACAATCAAGGACTAAAAACATTGCCCACAGCATTGGCCACGGCAATATCACTGTACAATTCTTTTACTATAATTTCAGCAATCAACGGTGCTATCAACAATGCATCAGGCACCACGTGGTGTTCGGCTGCCACATTGACCAGCCTTGAAACCATACGCGGCACAGGAACAGGATGTGCTGCCTTGGGCAACAGCATACCGGCGGCCTATACCACACTGACACCAGTGGCCAATCCGTCGGGACTGACTGGGTTGGTTTCACAAACTGCCAATTACTATCTGGGATATGGTGACAGTGGCAGATTTGCACAGGGTTTTATGGCAGTGCAAGCATTTATCAATACCACCAACAACTACATCAACACTGCGGCCAATGCTCCAACCTATCTTGGTCCTAGCTTTAGCAACATGAACAGTTTGACCACTGCGGATATCACTACAGTTAATTCCAATCTTGGACCGTTCGCAACAGACTTGGCCAACCAAGGGCAATTGACCAATTTAAACAAGTTGGAATTGTATGGTACACCAGCCGGATTACTTCAACAGATCAGTGCCGTGGCAGGAATCTCCAATGCCACTGTGCCGGCTATACAAAATGCATTAACAGCAGTGGGATTAACTGCCACAGATATTCAAAATCTTGTGAGTGACAATCGTGTTGGGCTGTTCAATCCCGATGGCATTACCAACAATGAATTTGATCAGCTGCAATTGCAAGCATACAATGCCATGACCATGGTGTCAGGTGATGACCTTGCACAGATATTGAGCATATTAGATGTGACCACACCTAATATAAATTCATTGAGTGATTTGTTGGATCCTAAAAAAGTATTTCCGCTGAGTTATCTTACTTTACAAACTCCTAGCCCGGTTGGGCCAGTATTGATATTCAACCCCACCGGTAGTTTAAATTCTGCAGTACAGCCCATAGTTAATTCTTACTTGCCCACTGCATCGGGGTGTGATGATTTGGGGAAAATTATACCGCCAGGCGATGCAGTGGCCAACAAGGCCATACAAGTTGCGGTCCAGCAAATTTCCAACATAGCAGCTACTGATTTACCAGCACTGGCTGAAGCTATAAAAGGCTACACCGATCGTCCTTGGAATCCAGCACAACCTTACCTGGCTGATGATCTAGTGGCCAATGGCACACCCATACCTACATTTTATCGAGCGCAACAAGATGTTCCTGCAGGCATTGATATCAACAACACCAGTTACTGGCTGCCAACCACGCTGGGCGGCCAAAGCACCATGTCAGGATTGCCAGCCATTACTGCATTGACCACACCAGTACCTAGTTCGGTTACCACATTCTTTGATGTCAGCATAGCCAATGGCACCGGTCCCAATGGAACCATTACCATGTGCGACGTACTAGGAACTGCAATTGATTACAATGGTCTAGCCACATATCTCAACACAGCCAGCACAGCGTTGACTGCAATTGTGGGGTCTGCCAGTTACAACACCTTGTTGGATCTTTATCAGCGAATACAAAATGTATGCAACAGTACCTACGGCAATCCTGCAGTGAGTGTGACAGTACCAGCAGGTGCAGGTGCCGGAACTTATGCCAATGCATTTCCTTACTATGGTGGTGACCTAGCATTACAAACTCTAATACCATTGGCCAAAACTGCACTAGATGGTGTAATTGCTGCCTGGCCCACTCAGACTACCACAATGAACACTGCATGGAATAGTATCGCCAGTTCGTTAAGTTCTGAAAAGGCTTTTCAAACTCGTGCTGGTATAAATTATTTCGATCTGCTGGCCGGCGAACAAAACAGTGTGATGGCGTTTGTTCAAAACTTGCCATCCTATGCCAGGTTAACAGATGCTTGTCAAGCAGCTGAATTCTTAGAAGATGTAGCAGACACCACCATTGTGGGCGGGCAAGCCATAATTGGTGCCATGCGAGAAGCTCGCAATCAAGATGCTTATCAAGCAGCAGGATTGTTCTCGGCCAATCACATACCAGCAGATCCACCAATTACACCGGTACCTGCGGTGATTCCAGTGCAATAATGCCCTAAAACCCCGTGAAAATACTGGAGTCTGAGCATATGAGCTTAAATATTATTCTGTGGCAGTTGACATTTCTATATCAATCATGCTACAATTAGCTACTTCAAAATTTAAGGAGACTTCATGAAGAAATTAGTAACAGTATTGGCCTTGGCAGTTGCCACTTCGGCCGTTTTGGCACAATCTGCCCCTCAAGTCAGTGTGTATGGCAAAGCTCGCATGTACGAAGAATCGTACAAATTGGGCACTGCTGATGCACTAACCCGTTTGACCAATGACACCAGCCGCATTGGAATCAAGGCCACTGCTGACGTAGGCAATGGCTTTACAGCCGCTGCTATTGTTGAAACAGGCGTTGGTGCTGATGCCCCAGGTGCTACCACTTTGGGTGACCGTACCACTTTGTTCAATCTCAGCAACAGTTTAGGTACTGTGGGCTTGGGTCGTGACAAACACGCTGTGACTCGTGCATTGGATAACTTTGACGCATTGGAAAATACCTATGGTACCATTGCACCTAGCATTCACGCTGCACAAGGTTCACGTTTGCAAAATGCAATTTTTGTAACCACAGCACCTGTAATGGGCTTGACCGGCACATACCAACTGAGCAACAGCGAAACAGCTGGTGTAACCAATGTTCAAGCTGGTAGCATCAACTACAGCAACGGCGCTCTTGCAGCCACCGTGGCACGTTATGATGACAGCATTGCTAGCCAAAGCACCATTGGTGGTGTAAAGTACACAATGGCCGCAACCCGTACTACCGTTTATGGCATGTACAGTGATGACAAAGTTGCCGGTGTAAGCACCAGTGGCAAAAGCATTGGTGTAAGCCAAGGCGTTGGCCCACAATTGGCTTTGTTGGCCAGCTACGGTGAAAACTCAAATGGCACAACTGGCAAAGCAGTAGGTGCCGCTTATGCAATGAGCAAGGCATTGACATTGCATGCTC